TTGATTTTGCGTGTCTTGGCTAATTCGGTGTCGGTGCGTCTAGCGGCTAGATTATACAAAGTCAAATACTTATTATACTTACTGTGAAGCAAGGGAATACGAATTATTTCTTTACCGGGATCGGTTATATTGATATTAGAATCTTTTTCCCATTCGGAAATCAGTTGTTCTAATGGTGGGGTTACAAATGCATTCATGATATATCTCTAACGAAAGGTCTAATCAGTATAGCAAAAATTCACCTTAAAGTCAAATCAAACCCGCGCTAGATTATAATAAGAGAATCGGAACGTAGCATCACAAGTCAGGATGTTTTCGGCGCTATCTAGTGCTGAAAATTGCACACTACCGATGGATGTTGGAAATACGTCTTTAAATTGAATGCGTATATTTTCATTATTCTTGTTTGTGAACAATGTCAGGGAAGCATCAGAATATGGTGGTGGTAATTTTGCACCGGCACGTAATGGCGAAGCATTTACTTCTTTAGCCATAGCAGCATATTGTTCGAAACTTTGCGGAAATGTCGTTCCGCGAATCCATTCATATAGCTGTTCCCAACCAATTAAATCTTCATCCAGCAAAAAGGTAATATTAAGAGTATCGTGTTGCATCTTCTCGCCCGGTACGAATAGGTCAATAAACGGCGTAGACCTGACTATTTCTGACAGAGACACGCCGGGAAGGTTAGCCGTCTGACAGAAATAGGTAATGGCTGGTGTTCTAGCCAATACAAATTTATATTTGGTTGATTGTAGTAAATCACGGTTGGCTGGATTGCGGCTAATTGCTGTCATGATGACCTCTGAATATGGTATCAGCTATATTTAGGCAAACAAAAAGGGGAGGATAGTTGCCTATCCCCCCCTTCGTCACTTTTGTTATTATTATCGACTTATCGAATATTTTATTATCCGACTAGGTTGATGACACGGAACTTACGGTAGTAAGTGTTGGTGTGATCTGTCAATGCGCCTGCTAGTGCACCACCACCGGCTGAATCTGTGGAATCAGCGAATGGGTTGCCGACCAAACCATAACGGGTCTTGAAACCGATTTTTGGCTGGAAGGTATCTGGATTGATAGCACGTACCATCTGTAGAGGTACATATGGGCAATAGAACACGCCTGCGTCATAAGGGGTTGCGCCCTTGTAACCAACAACAACGTAATCCGCACCGGAAACCGAATATGGATCAACGAAGACCTTTAGGCGTCCGAATAGCGTACCTGCGAAGGTATTGCCAGTGTCGTCAACCGCTAGGTTTGTGTTGTTTGTCAAAGCACTCTGATAGTCCAGAAGACCGGTCATTGACAGTGCAGATGCAACGTCGGTGCTTACGATCATCATGTTACCCTTGCCACGACGAGTATCCTTTGCAATCTTGTTGCAAGCACGCTCAATCGCGAACAAAAGACCCTTGAACTTTTCAACAGCCCATCTACCGCTTGTGTCAGCAGATGCGTTAAGGTTGAACACTGAGGTAGCAGCACTCACATAACCGATGTTTGCCACAGCATAGATCGTGCGAATTACTTCGCGATTGATTTCTGCTAGGATTTCGGTTGATAGAATATTGCTTAGTTCAGCTTCGGCGTCAAGACCATGAATAGCCTTCAAGTCCTGTGCCAATTCTAGGGTGTACTCAGCCTTCAATGCACGAGTCTTAGCAACGACGCTTACGCGCTCGATTGTGAAACCCATTGATGGGAAGGTCTGTGCGCCACCGAAGTCTTCACCAAGTGCCGTGGTCTGACCGTGACCAGTGTTCGCCATGACGATATCACTGATGTTAGCAGAACCCGCAGCAGTCATTGGAACGTGGGTTCCAGTGTTGCTTGAGAACATTGTGTTGGCTTCGTTAAACAGAGCTTCTGTTGCTGTCAAACCGCTGTTAGCAGTATTAGCATACTTGGCTCGCATTGCGAAGATAAGTCCGGTAGGACCGGTCATAGGCTGGACGCCGCAAACGTCATAAGCCATTAGGTTAGGAAGTGCGCGACGGACCAAACCGATTAGGATTGGATCGAAGCCCTTGATGTTGCCTTCACCACCGACTACTGGTGACATACCGCCACCGACCGCGTTAGCTGGTGCAGTTTCGAACATGTTACCATAAGCTTCGGCTTCTAGGCGCTGTGCGATTTCTTGGTTCTCAAGAACCAGAGCAGTCACGGCTCTTTTGTACGGATCACTAATCTTTGCAAGATCAGGATGATCCAGTACTGGTGCCCATTTCTTGGCATAAGTTTCTGATAGATACATTTTGTTTCTCCGTTAGAGGTTGATTATCAAGTTCTTAATACTTAGGAACTTGTTTTGTAATTGCGTTAACATAGCGATCCATAGTTGAACTTACTTCCTTCCCGTCACCAGTCTCAACGACTGTTTCTGGACTTTCAATTTTTCCTTTCTTAGTAGGGAAGTAACTCTCGCGAATCACGGCGAGCTTTTGCGAATAATCACCCTCTGTGGTGAACTCTACACTCTCTGCGAGTGTTTTAATCTTGGCGACCTGAACTTCTGTTAGCCCGTCGCAAATCTTACGTAGAACTTCTACGGCGATGGACTCATTAAGTCTCTTGGTCAAATCTGCATTGGTCTTGACTTGTTCTTCCAGCTTACTATCGGACTCTGCTACATTCTTAGCAAGTTCTTCGACTAGATCAGCCTTGTCTTCTGGAACTTCAATATAGTGTTCCAAGAATAGGTTCTTCAAGCCAGCCATAAAATCTTCGGCAATTTCTACACGTAGACCGGAATCAACAGCTAGTTTATTATCTTCTAGCCACTGTTCAACTACGTAGTTCATGTACTCATCAACCTGATCGGTCAACTGAGCTTCCATTTCTGCTACGGTTGCAGCAACAGCCGCATCGTTGTCTTCTACGATTTTCTTCGTGGTCTGCTCAACGCGGGAGCGTACAGCAGTTTCGAAAATTGTAGTTGCCTTATTCTTAAATTCTTCTGACAATGACTCACCACTGAATAGTGCATCAATGTCTTCCTTGCATGAACCCATATTATCAGACACCAATTTCTTTACGGCTGTCTTACGAGCTTCTGCAATCTGTTCTTCTGTTAAAGCAGAAACTTCTTCTTCTTCTGATTCGTCTTCTTCTTCTTCTTCTTCTGATTCGTCTTCTTCGTCCAAAGTTTCGATTTCAGCAGATAGAGCTTCCAGTTCTTCTTCCGATAGAGAATTCAAATATTCTTCGACTTCTTCTTCGGTTAATTCTAATTCGTCGTCGTCATCATATTCGACTTCTTCATTAGCCGCGATATCTTCAGCCTCATCTTCGGCTTCTTCTTCCTCGTCTGCAACCTTCTTAGGCTTTTGACCTAGAGATTTTGCAGCTTCAGCAGGAGCGCCCGGTGAACCCGGCTTTGGAGCTTCTTTTGCATTCGCAGCAGCAGCAGCACCAATTGCAGTAGGTTCAGTTGTTGGTGTTTCACCACCAAGGTCAACGGCTGGCTGACCACCTAATGATGGTTCCTTAGCTGCGCTTCCAAGGGAAGCAGCTAGAATTTCAGCAGCAGATTCGGATAGGGACTTGGACTTGCTCATTGTTAACTCCTTAACAGTTTAATATATTTAGTCTTTTCAAAGTTTTGACATGAAATTTTCGAAGATTCTAATAGAGATATCCTCGATTTGCCTTGACCGTGCCTTCTTTATCTCATCGTACATCTGGACAACATCAACCTCGCGAACGATGCCGTTGTCCCAAACCCACTCTTTGCCTTCCATAATGCCCGAAATAAAGGCACCCGGAGCCGAAGGATCAGCCACTATATCTGCCGCTGTAGCAAGATAGAAATCGTCTTGAACCATGTTTACGCCATTGACTTCCTTCAGGGAACCCATTCCACGAGAAGAAACGCCCAATTGTGCACCGCCTTCTAGCAATGACTTGGCAATCTTACCCATAGGGGTTTCGAGAATCTTGGCTTTTCCAATGAAGTTTGCGCCTTCTTGCTTAAGGTTAACGATCAAATGCGAAACACGGTCTAAATTAATGCTTGGACTGTCTGGATGACCAAGCTCTCCAAACGCACGGTTTTTACTGATATATTCTTCTGTGTAACGCTTTGCTTCGCGCTCAAGAATTGTCTTGGAATACATGCGTCCGTTGCGGTTCTTTTGTTCACCCACCAAAAACGGTCCAGTAATATATAGGCTCTTTACACCGTTCTTTTCTTCGGTGAGAACCTTTACATCACGAATGTCTTCAATTATTAACTTCATTTTACTATGCCTTCTGGTGGTACTGATACTTCTTTTGATAGTGGCTGTGAAATTATTGGAGCATCAGTATGTGCTTTTTGTACCATATATGCACGAGCAGCCGCAGCTTTTCTCTTACTTCCACAACATTCCTGTAGTCCACGCTTAATTCTTTCTTGTGTTATTTCAAGCTTGAATTCAGCTAGTTCGTTCAATCTATTAAAAATATCAGTTGTCATTGTGGATACCCTATAACCGGTGTTTCCATTCCGCGTGTATTACCACCATATGGAACAGTAAAGATCAAATTGTATTTATCGTTTGTGTAAAGTGCAATTCTACGTCCATCAGGGAATATACGAATACCACGCCGACGCAGGACTAACATAGGCGCAGGGATAGTCTCATTTGATAATGTATTACTTTCATTTAACTTAGAACGAAGTTGCTTAAAATTCATTATCTAAATCTCTTGATTCGTTGTATTGCCTGATTGAATTCATTTGGGTGTGCTTCCAGTGCACCGCCCATTGGTACACCAGCCTGTGTCAATTGCTGCATAAGCGCAGCCTTGTTAGGTGCTAGTTTGCGTAGTAACATGTAGCCCTTTGCCTTCGGATTCTTTGCAACCAACTTACCAAAATCACGATGACTAGCAGCAGCCATTGCAGGATTGACACCACTAATTTTTAGTGTCTGTACAGCCTTACGAATATTTGCAAGTACATTACGATTCAATTGTGGATTAGTTGGCATTGGTTGCGCTAATTCGTTTACTTTCTCAAGTCTTTCGAAATTAGTAGCGTATCTGCCGCGACTGAATCCCCGGCTATTAGTAACTACATTACCACGACGAACCGCGCCGCGCATCGCTCTCGCACCATCTTTCAATTTAATCAATCTTAATGTATCGTGTGATTGCTGTATTCCCGGTGATGTTTCGCCGCGAGCTTCTCTGCTATAACGACCGATATATGCGCTTAATCTTGTTTTCTTGGAAACTTCATTTACTGTTTCTTCACTCCAAAGATTTTGTTCTCTGTGAGTATCTATTACAAAATTAGCAGCTTGACGTTTGTTTTTCAAGAAAATTGCAGTTCTTGTTGCATTGTAATCATCAAATTTAGTTTTATGATGTAGTCCGTGCCACGAACCATCATGTTTATCTTTGTGCACACTTCCGATTATTTTGCCTTTGTGAAAAACTTCATGATAGTTTTTCTTATCGTATCTTTTGGCTAATTTTTCATTTGGTTCGACAGAATAATCCTTACGAAGTTCATTAATTACATCTTCAGTTACCCATTTATTTTTAGCACGTATCTTTTTAAGTGCTAAATTTAAACTAGCGGTATTCTTTTCTGAATCTTCATGATCTGCAACAGTTCTGAAGTTTCTACCAGCTTCTCTGGCATCACGTTTACTGTAATATTTCATTAATAGAGCCTTAGAAAGTTCATTAATTACATCTTCACTTACTTTTTTTTTATTAGTACGATTGTAGTATTCGTCAGC